CTGGTCAATGGATTGGGTTGCTGCGCTGGTTGCGCGAACAGCGCGACAGTCGGGCCAGCGTGCTCAAGCGTACTCTGCGCCTGTCCACCCAGTCGTCTTACGAGGATGCGCAGGAGCGTGCGGAAAGCTTGGTCGAAGAGCTTGACTTGGGTGTCATTCCTGCCGAGAGCCTGATCGACAAGGTCGAGCGCGAACTGGACATTCCAGTGCTGTTCGTCGACACGGTCGAAACCACAGACGGCAAGTCGATCTCCGGTGCAACCTGCCATCTGGAGGAGATGGGGGTCATCCTCATCAACCGCAACGAAAGCGAGGCTCGACGCTTCTTCGATCTCGCCCACGAACTTTTCCATGCGCTGACGTGGGACGCGATGAAGCCCGAGCATCGGGAGTCGAACTCCTTCGAGGAGCGCACCAAGGGCAAACGCATCGAGCAGCTAGCCAACAGCTTCGCAGCAGCGCTGCTGATGCCGCGTGCCTCGCTCGATAAACTCATCGACAAGGAGCGTATTAACGACATTGCGCATCTATGCGAGGTCGCAGCCTTGCTGCGGGTCGCGCCCGTGGCGCTGGCGTGGCGGTTGTACAACCTCAAGCTCATCGGTGATGACACCCGACAAAGCCTCTCCCAAGAGAGGCAGAGGCCCTCTGTGTCCGGGCCACCCAAGCGGTTCTCTGCGTCTTTCGTGAAGATGCTTCACGAGGCGCTGGAGAATGGACGGCTTTCGGCGCGCAAGGCTGCCAAAACCATCGGCATTGGCCTTGCTGGACTGACCGAGTTATTCGATCAGTACGACCTGCCCGCACCGTTCGAGCTTTGAGGTGAGAGCCGTATGCCTCAAGTGCGCGTATTCGCTGACACGAACGTCATCCTCGAAGCATTTCGCTCGCAATGCTGGACAGCCATCACCACGCACTTCGCCATCGAAACGGTCGAAAAATGCGTCGAGGAAACACTGACCGGCGATCCCAGCGACCCTCGCCATGTGGCGGTTGCGCCCGCTGAACTACAGACGGGCCTCGCCGCCCGACATTGCGTCACTTCCAAGGAACTGGCTGCATTGGTTATCAGCCAGCCCGGTTGCATGACGCTGGACGACGGTGAAAAACACCTGTTCGCGTGGCTGCATGCCAGAAAACTACTGCCAAGCAACGTCATCGTTGTGACCACTGCCGATAAGGCTGCTTTGGTGGCATCGCATGGATTGGGCTGGCTCGACAGCGTGACCTCGCTGGAAGTCCTCGCCCGCAAGGCCGGCGTCGGCCGCGCCAATCTCGACACCTTGGCCTCGCAGTACCGAGAGGACTGGCTGTCCAGCATCAAGACCAAGATCATGTTGGGAGTCATCCCGTGAATGTCGAGCCGCGCTGACGGTGCCGACGCTAGGAGCATCGAGTGGCCAAGAAGTCTCACAAGAACAACAAGCACATTGCCGAACTGATCGAATCGGCAACCATTTCCGCACTTCAGCTTCTGGCGCAGGTCGACAAGTTCGCCATGCTCGGCGGCATCGATGCGTCTCTGCCTGACGATCAGGCACGCGCTGCGCTGCGCGAACACATCCTCAAGATCAGGCGCGAGGACATCACCATTGCCGATCAGGAGGCAGTGCGGTTTCTCCAGCTTGTCCGATTCCGTACCGAGGAGATGCTGGAGCACGCCTATCGGGAACTGGAGTTCGAGCAGCACGCAGAGATTGCCACCTTCGACAAGTCGGCAGATGCGATGACCCGGCTGATCTGGTTGCACGTTAAAGCGTCGCGCGTTTTCGACCAGATCGAGACCATCTACCTGACCCACCACTTCCACGGACACAAAAAGTTCCTGGGGTTCACGGTGCGCGATGGCGACGGACGTGACTTCCAGTGGACGCCGGAAGTCGAGAAGAAGCTGCACGAAGGCGTGGGCGAAATCCTTGATCTAGACGATGAGGCCAAACAGAACTGCGAGCTGATTCATTTCGAGATGGAAGAAGGCGATGCGGATGCCAAGCGACGCATGCATTACCTGGTCGTTTATCACCCCGGGAAGATGAAGCTGCTGCGGCAGATGAAGGATCGTCGCCGTGATCTCCTCGTCTTCACCCCCGCACTCGAAGCAACGCTGGTGTACGACCCGTCAGCGAACAAGGTGCATGTGCTCTCGGGCAAGCGTGATACAGCGCAACGCCTCGCGGATCGCTTTGTCGCGGTCGGCTTCGACAAACCGCTCTCAAAGCAGCCTGTCGGGGCCATCAGCTACGAGCTGGGCATGCTCAAGAGAACGGTCAACCTACGCGCCGCAACCGCCAAGGGGGCAGTGATCCTAGACGCATGGATTTCGTCAATCACCGTGACCCTCGGGCATACCCGACACAGCGTCACTTTTGCGATGGCGAACAGCGACAGCGTCTGGAGCGTGTCCGACAGGCATTTCGGCGACTACAACCCCTTGTCAAGCTGCCGTTCCGTGATCGAGGTAAAACTCTCGTTCTCGATCCGTTTCGACGGCGAGCAGGATTCGCGAGCGCTGGACATCACGGTCGATCATCGAGGTTCGTGCAATCTGTTGAATCTTCCCGACTCTCGTCTGCGCCAGTGTGGTGAAGACATCCTGACTTCACTGGGTGTGATGAAGCGCGTCGAACCGGCGAAGGTCGGTGCCAACCTCGCTTTGTTCCGATCCGAAATGAAGTTGCTCGACCTTGCAGGCCACGAGGCGGATGGACACCTGCTGGCGGCGCTTGGTCTGACCGCAACTGATCTTGTGAGCAAGGGCTTGCTCAAGCAGAAAGCTCCCGGCGACTACATCACCGTCCCCATTGAGGACGCCGACGGCCAGCAGGGATTCCGCAGACTAAAGGTCATCTTCAACAGCACCAGTACTTCGGCGGTTGACGACGTAACCGGCGAACGCTTCGATCTGGCGGAAGGCGACCTTTGCCGATACAACATCAGCAAGGACTACCTGCGTGAACGTCTCGACGATCTGCTCCGTCCCCAACTGGTCGACATGCCGTTGACTGTGGACGAAGATGAACCCTATGTGCTCGGCAACTACCTGATGGGCGATCAGCGTATTCCAGTCGTACTGGTGTCCCGGCTGTGGGATCTCAAGCACGCAGACAAACTCGACACGAGGCTGCGGCAATCGAATCTCGGCCTGTCCATCGTGTTATCGACGACGACGGACCAGCCGCGCCGCTACCTTGGACCGGGCATCGTGGTCTCGCTTGACACGCTTGCCAAAAACATCAACGGGAAGGTGTCGATTGATCTCGCACTGGTCGATGCTGAGATTCGACGTCGGCAATCCGAAGCATCCGTGATTGACACGCCACGTTTGATCAAGGATGACGCACGCAGCGGCACGCTGCACGGGCCTTGGCCCGATCCGTGGACTCTGACCAAGAAGGAATGGCTCGACGTGGTTGAGGTGTTCATCAACGGATGGACATCTGGGCGGCGCAAGTGGTCGAAGGCGCAGATCGAGTCCGCGTCGGGTGTTTCATTTCGCACGATGGCCGAATTGTTCCGTGGTGCGCCAGAGTGGCAGACGTACTTACGTGGCGCAGACGGTAATGCCAAGCCCCGAATCTGGGAACTAAACATCGGCACCCCCGACTACCTGGGCTCCACGCAAGCTACTGACGATGAACGAACGATATCCGAAATGGCATAAGGCTTCGCCCTTGTAATTTCTGCGCGATTTCTGCGCGAAGACTGCGAAATATCGCAAGCCCTGCGGCAAGAAAGTAGGAGCACCCCAACAAAAGGAGTGCTCCTTATGCAAAACCAAGTCCCATCCATTCAACCCGGCCGGAGCGTCATCCGGCCACTTCCGGACGATGCCATCCGCATCGCCCTCGACGAAAACGAGCTGGCCATCCGCTGGGGGCTTTCCGTCAAGACCCTGCGCCGCTGGCGGCAGGAACAGCTCGGCCCGGTCTTCTGCAAGCTCGGTGCCCGCGTCACCTACCTGATTCCCGAGATCGAAGCATTCGAGCGTCGCGTTTCGCGGCACTCGACCTTCGCTCGTGCGTACCAGTGAGGAGAGCAGCCATGAAAGAACTGACTCTCTACCCCGCCGACCTCGCGAGCATGACCGTCGCTCAACTGGCGGTTGCGCCGATCCGGGACTTTTTGGAAGCCGAACGCAATGTCGACGAGGCCATCGCGTTTCTCAAGCCACTGCGCGCCAAGCTGGATGCCGCCAAGTTGCAGCGCTTCGGTGAGCAAGCCCGTGCCGCGATGCGCGAGTCTGGTCGTGACTTCGGCACTGCCCACGTCAATGACGGCGCGCTGCGCGTCAAGTACGAACTTCCCAAGAAGGTGACCTGGAATCAGGCCATCCTCAAGGAGATGGCCGAGCGCATCGTGGCTTCCGGCGAAAAGATCGAGGACTACATCGACGTCAAGCTGTCGGTGTCCGAATCCCGCTATTCCAACTGGCCCACGACGCTGCGCGAGCAGTTTGCCGCCGCACGCACGGTGGAGGAAGGCAAACCTTCCATCACTCTCACGCTGGATGGAGGTGCCGCATGAGCCTGCCGATCATTTCCGCGCAGCAACGCATGGCTGAGCGCAAGGGCGTGAAGCTTTTGATGCTCGGCAAGTCCGGCATCGGCAAAACCTCCCGGCTCAAAGACCTCGATCCCAAAACCACGCTGTTTCTCGACATCGAGGCCGGTGATCTGGCGGTGGCGGATTGGCCCGGTGACACCATCCGTCCGACTTCGTGGCCGGAGTCACGCGATTTCTTCGTGTTCCTCGCGGGCCCGGACAAGTCACTGCCGCCGGAGTCTGCCTTCTCGCAGGCGCACTACGACCACGTCATCGAGAAGTTTGGCGATCCGGCGCAACTGGGCCGCTATCAGACCTTCTTCGTCGACTCGATCACGCAGCTGTCCCGCCAGTGCTTTGCGTGGTGCAAGACGCAGCCCGGTGCCATCAGCGACCGCTCCGGCAAGCCTGACCTGCGTGCCGCCTACGGCCTGCTTGGGCAGGAAATGATTAGCGCGCTCACCCACCTTCAGCACGCACGCGGCAGGAACGTGGTGTTCGTAGCCATTCTCGACGAGCGCCTTGATGACTTCAACCGCAAGGTGTTCGTACCACAGATCGAAGGCAGCAAGACCGCACTTGAGCTACCCGGCATCGTCGATGAGGTCGTGACGCTGGCCGAAATCAAGGCCGAGGACGGCAGTGCCTATCGCGCCTTCGTCACCCACACCCTCAATCCCTATGGCTTCCCCGCCAAAGACCGCAGCGGTCGCCTCGACCTGCTGGAGCCACCTGATCTCGGCGCACTGATCGCCAAGTGCGCAGGCGCAGCCATCGCGCCTGTCAGCGCCGCCACCCCGAATACCACCGAATCCAAGGAGTAACCGCCATGTCGTCAAACTATTTCGATTTTCAGGATGCCGACCCCCAACAGTCAGGCTTCGATCTGATCCCCAAAGGCACGCTGGCCCCGGTGCGCACGACGTTCAAGCCTGGCGGCTACGACGACCCCTCACAGGGGTGGGACGGCGGTTATGCAACCCAGTCTTTCGAGACCGGATCGATCTACCTCGCTGCCGAGTTCGTGATCACTGCGGGCGACTATGCCAAACGCAAGATGTGGTCGAACATCGGGCTTTACTCGCCCAAAGGTCCGACCTGGGGTCAGATGGGGCGCAGCTTCATCCGCGCCGTGCTCAACAGCGCCCGCAACGTTCACCCGCAGGACAACAGCCCGCAGGCCGCCGCTGCGCGTCGCATCCAGGGTTTCCATGAGCTGGATGGCATCGAGTTCCTCGCCCGCATCGACATCGAAAAAGACGCTAAGGGCCAGGATCGCAATGTGATCAAGGTGGCGGTCGAGCCTGACCACCCCGACTACGCCAAGTGGATGGGTGTGCCGCCCAAGACTTCCGGCGGCGGCACGTCCGGCGCTCCGGCGCAGGCAGCGCCCGCATATCAGGCCCCGGCTCCGCAGCGCGCACCCGTGACGGGCAAACCGTCGTGGGCTCAGTGAGGGAGGTCGCCATGAACGCATCCATTCTCACTGCCAGCCACTACGGCGTTGTGCAATTTGGTGATCTCGATTGCGAGGCTGTCGTGCTCACCACTGGCGAGCGCGGCTATGTCCGTCGCCAGCTCATGAAGTTGCTGGGGTTTGCCGAGCGCCAAAGGGGTGACCGTTTTGCCAGCTTTCTACGGGAATTTGCGCCTAACTCATTGTCATCATTGAACAAAAAAGAGGCGACAATTTTGCTGCCGTCGGGCCAAAAGGCCCAGTTCTTCCCCGCTGGCATCATTGCCGACGTCACATCAGCGGTCGTTAAAGCCGCCATCGACGGCACGCTGCACAAAGCGCGGCGGGGCATTGTCTCGAACTGCATGAAGATCATGCGGGCGCTGGCCACCACGGGCGAGGTCGCGCTGATCGACGAGGCCACCGGCTACCAGCACCACCGGGCACCGGATGCGCTGCAGGAGTTAATCTCCAAACTGCTGCGCCAGTCCTGCGCTTCGTGGGAGCGACGCTTTCACCCGGACTACTACCGCGCCATCTACCGCTTGTTCGGCTGGAAGTACCAAGGCCACGACCAGAACCCGCCACACGTTGTTGGTCAGATCACGCTTCGCTGGGTCTATGGGCCGGTTCTGCCGGAGGACTTGCTGAACGAGATCCGCAATCGCAAGGGCATCTCGCAGAAGCACCACCAGTGGCTGTCCGATCAGGGCCTGGCACATCTGGAATCGCAGATCCACGCGGTCACGGCGATTGCACGCAGCTCGACGAACTACGCCGACTTCAAACGCCGCTGTGAGGCCGCCTTCGCTGGCGCTGCCCTGCAGTTGGGTCTGCTGCTCGATGAAATCGAGGAGGGAGCGTGAAATGCTGGGTTTGCAAACGACAGGCCCGGGGCTACGGCCACACCGACAACCGCCACGGTGTGGGCGATCCCCGGCGCTATCCCCTGGACTGGGTGTTCTGCTCTCGCCGCTGTCAGGACGCTTTTCACCTGATGTACGGCAATTGGGAGCGTGTGCAAAAGGGCTACCTGGACAAGACGGAGGTCGCCATGATCAATCCGTCTGATGTCGAGCGGGCTGCGATGCGCCAATGCCTCAAGGCTTTCGGTGAGGCGGCGGGCGAGATCGGCTTCACGAAACCGCTGGGTGACTACTCGGAAAGCGAGGCGCTGCGCGTCATCGACGCCATAGTCACCTGCTGGTCGGAGGCAATGGTGGCGCACCACGAGGCCACCAAGTTCCCGCCCGTGCGGGGAATGCCTCCGGCCCCTGATCCGCTGGCACCTTATGCCGCCAATCCGTTCGCGGATTTCAACGATGACATTCCGTTCTGAGGTGGCTGCGATGCTGGATTTCAACTCATCTTCAAGCCTCTCGGAGCGTGTCACGGCGCTGGTCGATGCCGGGATGCAGCAGGCCCGCGAACGTCAGTCCGCACGCCAGTACCTTGGGGCTTCGCGTCTTGGCGTGGCCTGCGAGCGTGCGCTGCAGTTCGAGTACGCCAAGGCTCCCATCGACCACGGACGCGGTGCTCAAGGTCGGCTGTTGCGCGTTTTCGAGCGCGGCCACGTCATGGAGGACTGCATGGTGGCGTGGCTGCGGGCTGCCGGTTTCGACCTGCGTACCCGCAAGGCAGACGGCGAGCAGTTTGGCTTCTCGGTGGCCGACGGTCGCCTGCAGGGCCACGTCGACGGCGTCATCGTCGCTGGCCCCGAGGGCTTTGCCTATCCCGCGCTCTGGGAGTGCAAGTGTCTTGGCAACAAGTCCTGGAGCGACCTGCAGAAAAAAGGCCTGGAGCGACCTGCAGAAAAAAGGCCTGGCCATCTCCAAGCCCATCTACGCGGCGCAAGTGGCGATCTATCAGGCCTATCTCGAACTGCACGAGCACCCGGCCATCTTCACGGCGCTCAACGCCGACACGATGGAGGTCTACACCGAGCTTGTGCCCTTTGACGCAGCACTGGCCCAGCGCATGTCGGACCGGGCGGTGAAGGTCATCACGGCCACCGAGGCAGGCGAGCTTCTGCCGCGCGCCTTTCACGATCCGACCCACTTCGAATGCCGGATGTGCGCGTGGCAAGACCGCTGCTGGAGGACGCAGGAATGACTGACAAACACACCCCGACGACTGCCATCGATCCCATGATCGATGCCAAGCAGGCTGCGGCTGCATTGCGTCTGCCGTACTACTGGTTCGCCGATCACGCGATGCGCAACAAGTACCGGATTCCGCATTACCTGATGGGTGGGCTTGTGCGCTATCGCTTGTCCGAACTGTCCGCTTGGGCGGCACGCAGCGCCGCCGTCAAGAAACGGGACGAGGATCAGGCCGAAGGATCGGACAAGGAAGGTGTCGATGCTTGACTTCAACGACACCTCAAAACCAGCCGAAACCCGACGCACTTTTGATGACAGCGAACGCGAGGCGCTGCGGGCAGGCTTGATCGCCGGTTTGCCCTCGGTGCTCGCCACCTTGTTCCCAGCAGGCAAGAAACGCCGGGGCAATTTCCTGATCGGTGACGTGCTGGGCAGTCCCGGCGACAGCCTTGAGGTCGTGCTCGATGGTGAAAAAGCTGGGCTGTGGACGGATCGTGCCACAGGCGACGGCGGCGACATCTTCAATCTCATTGCCGGACATTTGGCGCTCAACATCCACACCGACTTCCAGCGTGTGCTGGACGCGGCGGCCGAACTGCTAGGTCGTGCCCGCGAAATGCCGGTGCGCCGCTCTGGCAAGAAAGATATGCCCGTCGACGAGCTTGGTCCCGCCACGGCGAAGTGGGACTACCTCGATGCGAGCGGGCATCTCATTGCCGTCGTCTACCGCTACGACCCGCCCGGGCAGAAGAAGCAGTTCCGCCCGTGGGACGCCAAGCGGCGCAAGATGACGCCGCCCAATCCGCGCCCGCTCTACAACCAGCCCGGAATGCTCAATGCCGTCCAAGTGGTGCTGGTCGAAGGCGAGAAATGCGCCCAGACCCTGATCGACGCGGGCATCGTTGCCACCACAGCCATGCACGGTGCCAACGCCCCGGTCGACAAGACCGACTGGTCGCCGCTGGCGGGCAAGGCCGTGCTGATCTGGCCCGACCGCGACAAACCGGGCTGGGAGTACGCCACGCAAGCGGCGCAGGCCATCCTGTCGGCGGGGGCGAAGTCCTGCCACATCCTGTACCCGCCCGAGGAGGCCGCCGAGGGCTGGGACGCGGCGGACGCCATCGCTGAGGGTTTCGATGTCGCCACCTTCCTCACCCACGGCCCGCGCCTGCAAATGCACGACGTCACCGACGAGGCCGAGCCGGTGGTCAGCAGCGACGAGTCCGTCTGGGGCACCGAGGATGCGCTGGCGCTGTCCTTCACCCGGCGCTATCACCGTGACTGGCGCTATGTGGCCACCTGGGGACGTTGGCTGGTGTGGGACGGGCAGCGCTGGCGCACCGAGGACACGCTCGCCGCCACCGATCTGATCCGCAGCGTCTGCCGCCAGGCCGCCGTGCGTGCTGACAACCCCAAGGTCGCCGTCAAGTTGGCCAGTGCCAGTACGGTCGGCGGTGTCGAGCGGCTGGCGCGCGCGGATCGCAGGCACGCGGCCACCACGGACGAGTGGGACGCCGATCCGTGGCTCCTCAACACGCCGGGCGGCGTGGTCGATCTCAAAACAGGCCGGATGCGCCCGCACGAGCGTGCCGACCGGATGACCAAGATCACCACGGCCACGCCCAGCGGCGACTGCCCGACGTGGAAGCAGTTCATCGACGAGGTCACCGGTGGCGACAAAGAGCTTCAGGCCTATTTGCAACGGATGGTCGGCTACGCGCTGACCGGCTCGACGCAGGAGCACGCGCTGTTCTTCCTGTACGGCACGGGCGCGAACGGCAAATCGGTGTTCGTGAACACCTTGGCCACCATCCTCGGCGACTACGCGACCAACGCGCCGATGGACACCTTCATGGAAACGCGCACCGACCGGCACCCGACCGATATGGCGGGTCTGCGCGGCGCACGTTTCGTGGCGGCCATCGAAACCGAACAGGGCAAGCGCTGGGCCGAGTCCAAGCTCAAGAACCTGACTGGCGGCGACAAGATCGCGGCGCGCTTCATGCGCCAGGACTTCTTCGAGTTCTTTCCGCAATTCAAGTTGTTCGTTGCGGGCAACCACAAGCCCGCCATCCGCAACATCGATGAGGCGATGAAGCGGCGTCTGCACTTGATCCCGTTCACGATCACCGTGCCGCCGCAGCAGCGAGACAAGAACCTGCAACACAAGCTGCTGGCCGAACGCGACGGCATCCTCGCGTGGGCCGTGCAGGGCTGTCTGGATTGGCAGCGCCACGGTCGGCTCGATCCTCCGCAACGCGTGGTGGATGCCACCGAGGAGTATTTCGAGGCCGAGGACGCGCTGGGTCGCTGGCTCGATGAGCGCTGTGTGCGCACCCCGAATGCCAAGTCTCTGACCGCCGAACTGTTCACCGACTGGAAGCAGTGGGCTGACGCCGCTGGCGAGTTTGTCGGCGCGCAACGTCGCTTCTCCGATCTGCTCATCACACGCGGAATCGAGAAATGGCGCAACGGCGTGGGCGTGCGCGGGTTTCAGGGCATTGGCCTCAAGCACCCGCCGACGCCTTCCTACACCCCCTACGCGGACAACTGACCTCATGAAAACCACGCGGTCTGACGCAGCTGACGCTGTTTGTCGTTACCCCTACACGTGCGCGTGCACGCGCCTCATGGAGAGTTTCGACATCCCGTGTCAGCTGCGTCAGATCAGCGCCAAGCAAGGACTGACACAATGACCACCACCATCCTCGCCCTCGACTTGGGCACCGCCACTGGCTGGGCGCTGCGCGACAGCGACGGCCACATCACCAGCGGTTCCGAGAGCTTCCGGCCGCAGCGATTCGAAGGCGGCGGAATGCGCTTCCTTCGCTTCAAACGTTGGCTCACGGAGATCAAGCAATCTTGCGACGGCATCGACGCGCTGCACTTCGAGGAAGTCCGCCGCCACGTCTCGACCGATGCGGCCCACGCCTACGGCGGATTCCTGGCCACGCTCACCGCCTGGTGCGAGCACCACCAGATTCCATACCAGGGCGTGCCGGTCGGCACGATCAAGAAGCACGCCACCGGCAAAGGCAATGCGGGCAAAGGGGATGTGATCGCATCCGTCACCGCGCGCGGCCACGCTCCGTCCGACGACAACGAGGCCGACGCGTTGGCGCTGCTGCACTGGGCCATCGCGCAGCACGATCTGGAACAGGAGGTGTGAGATGAAGATTCCGACACCCCAATACCGATGCCCGCTCGGGCGACTCCAGCCTGACGTCCAGGATGTGGACGCCATCAAGCAACGCGGCTGGCGCGACCAGCACATCCTGGTCGTGTCACCCGACGATGATCGTCTCGACTGGATGGAGCGTGAACTGGTACGCCAGATCGGCGAGCGTCTCTACGGCAAGGGAGGACGGCATCATGGCTAACCGTCGAACACCGTGGACGATTGACGACGTGGCGGCACGCTTTGAGGAAGCAGCAAGCACCGGACGACGCCTGCCGCCCGTGCGTGTGCAGGGCTACTTCAACGTCTGGCCCATCATCGTGCGCCAGCAGTGGGAGCGCTTGTCGGCTGACGAGCAGCCGCGCCACTACTTCCCTCCCAGCCCTGACGCGATTGATCGGATGCTGGAGACGATGCGCTGGATGCAGTGGCTGGAGGTCGAGCAGCGCCATCTGGTGTGGATGCGCAGCGACCGTCAGCCGTGGCGGAACATCTGTGGACGCTTCGGCTGCGACCGGACGACGGCGTGGCGTCGGTGGCAGAAGGCGTTGGAGACCGTGGCCGAAGCACTGAATGGAAAGCCGGACAGTGACCGTCCAACTTCCTGAGCAACGTAGGGTAATGCGTTGATGGATTGTCCCCGTTTTGTCGTGTTTGTCCTTTTTGCGGCTCGGATCGACTGCAACAAATCGCGGCTGCCGAGCGTAATATTCAGCTACCTTCTGGACAGCGGTGACGGTTCGGCGAGTGGCCGGGGGAAAATGGGCCCTTCCTGCCGAAAATCCCATGCGGGGGGCGCGAGCGCGACGCTTTTTTAGCGTCAGAGCGCGGGCAAGGTTACCAGTGGGCAGGTTACCGGCCCCGGTTACCACCCCAAGGCGCAGTTACCACTGTCCCAGATTCATCACTCACTCCAACCCGTCCGGCGGCAACGCTTGGCGGGTTTTGTTTTTGGGATTTCCACTTTGAACACGCTCAACGTCGAGTACCGCAAGGTCGAGGCGCTGATTCCCTATGCCCGCAATCCGCGCACGCATGCCGACAGCCAGATCGCCAAGATCGCGGCCAGCATCGTCGAGTACGGCTGGACGAACCCGATCCTGGTCGATGGCGACAACGGCATCATTGCCGGACACGGGCGTCTGGCCGCTGCCCGCAAGCTGGGGCTGGATGAGGTGCCGGTGATTGAACTGGCCCACCTCACCGTGGCGCAAAAGCGCGCTCTGGTGATCGCGGACAACCGCTTGGCGCTCGATGCCGGCTGGGACGAGGAAATGCTGGCGCTGGAGTTGGCCGACCTGTCCGAGGCTGGGTACGACCTTGCCCTGACGGGCTTCGAGGATGCCGAGATCGAGGCACTGCTCGCTGGTGATGTGCTGGACACGGAGCCTGATGCCGAGGTGGAACCAGAACCTGACGAGCCGGATGCTGCGGACGATGTGCCGGATGCGCCCGTCGTGGCGGTGTCGCGCCCCGGCGATGTCTGGGCCATCGGTCAGCATCGCCTGATCTGTGGTGACGCCACCGATCGAAGCATGGTCGCCGCGCTGATGAACGGCGACACGGCACAGTTGTGCTTCACCTCGCCACCCTACGGCAACCAGCGCGACTACACCTCGGGCGGCATCAGCGATTGGGATGGCCTGATGCGCGGTGTATTCGCCCACCTGCCGATGGCGGAGGGCGGCCAGGTGCTGGTCAATCTGGGCCTTATCCACCGTGACAACGAAGTGATCCCGTATTGGGATGCTTGGCTCGAGTGGATGCGCCAGCAGGGCTGGCGGCGCTTCGCGTGGTACGTCTGGGATCAAGGGCCGGGAATGCCCGGTGACTGGCAGGGCCGACTGGCTCCGAGCTTCGAGTTCGTTTTTCACTTCAATCGTGAAAGTCGCAAGCCAACAAGATCGTGCCCTGCAAGCACGCAGGTCAGGAGTCGCACCTGCGCGCCGATGGCTCGTCCACCGCGATGCGTGGCAAGGATGGCGAAGTCGGTGGCTGGACGCACAAGGGGCAGCCTACGCAGGACACGCGCATCCCCGACAGCGTGATCCGCGTGATGCGGCACAAGGGCAAGATCGGTCAGGACATCGACCATCCCGCCGTGTTTCCGATCGCGCTGCCGCAGTTCGTGATCGAGGCTTACACCGACGCGGGTGACACCGTGTATGAACCCTTTGGCGGCAGCGGCACGACGATGCTGGCGGCCGAGCGCACGGGCCGCATCTGCCGCAGCGTGGAGATCGCGCCGGAGTACGTGGACGTGGCCATCAAACGCTTCCAGCAGAATCATCCCGGCGTGCCGATCACTCTGATCGCCACCGGCCAATCCTTCGAGCAAGTCGCCGCCGAGCGCGCTGCTGCCGTTGATGCAGAGGTGGCGGTATGAGTTGGCTCGCTGACAAGATCGAGCAGTGGCCGACGGCCAAACTGCTTCCCTACGCCCGCAATGCGCGAACGCACTCGGATGATCAGGTGGCGCAGATCGCCGCCAGCATTGCCGAGTTCGGGTTCACCAACCCGATTCTCGCGGGCAGCGACGGCATCATTGTTGCGGGCCACGGTCGGCTCGCCGCCGCCCAGAAGCTGGGGCTGGAGATCGTGCCGGTGGTCGTACTCGATCACCTGACACCAACCCAGCGCCGCGCACTGGTCATCGCGGACAACCGCATTGCCGAGAACGCGGGCTGGGATTGGGACGTGCTGCGGATCGAACTGGACGCCTTGCAGCTGGAAGGCTTCGATCTGGACATCACCGGCTTCGACGCCGACGCCCTGGCCGAACTGATCGCAGGCGATGAGCCGGACTTTGATGGCCAGACCGACGAAGATGCAGTGCCCGATGTTACCGAGACGCCGATCTCCCGCCCGGGCGACGTGTGGATCATGGGCCAGCACCGGCTGCTGTGCGGTGATGCCACCGTGGCCGAGAACTACGACCGGCTGATGCAGGGTGACGCGGCGGACATGGTGTTCACCGATCCGCCCTACAACGTGAACTACGCCAACAGCGCCAAGGACAAGATGCGCGGCAAGGATCGCGCCATCCTCAACGACAACCTGGGCGAAGGCTTTTGCGACTTCCTGCTGGCGGCGCTCACCCCGACGGTGGCGCACTGCCGGGGCGCCATCTACGTGGCGATGTCGTCCAGCGAACTGGACACTCTGCAATCGGCCTTTCGCGCGGCGGGCGGCCACTGGTCAACCTTCATCATTTGGGCGAAAAACACCTTCACCCTGGGCCGCGCCGACTACCAGCGCCAGTACGAGCCGATTCTGTACGGATGGCCCGAGGGCGCACAGCGCCACTGGTGCGGCGACCGCGATCAAGGGGATGTGTGGAGCATCAAGAAGCCCCAGAAGAACGATCTGCACCCGACGATGAAGCCGGTGGAACTGGTGGAGCGGGCGATCCGCAACTCCAGCCGCCCCGGCAACGTGGTGCTCGATCCCTTTGGCGGTTCCGGCACGACGCTGATTGCGGCGGAGAAGTCAGGCCGCATTGCGCGGCTGATCGAACTTGATCCGAAATACGTGGATGTGATCGTGCGCCGGTGGGAGGATTTCACCGGCAAGCAGGCTATCCGCGAGGAGGATGGTGTGCTGTTTGACGTCGTTTCAGATCACCCCGGGACTAATTGTGATGAGTAACCCCCGGGTTGTTGGGGTAGTTGTCCTTGTCCTAGTTGTATCCATGGCTGATAACCGTGACCTACAGCGTGGTTGAAGACATTTGCTTGCATCGATTGATAATGACGATAGCTCTCTGCCTGCTGGGTATTCCAAGCCATGCTGTAATCTATGTTGTTGCGGTGTATCGCTTTATTCAGGTCCGTATCGTTTGCGTATGCAGTAGTTCGAAACTGGGTATTCAATTCAGCCTCTCGAATTTCCTTCTCAATAATTGCCTTGTCGGTGGCCGTGTCATACTGGCTTTTGGACTCAATCAGTTTCACGTAAGCCGCAATGAGCTCCTTATTGTCCAAGTTATTGGATAGTTGTTCTTCAAGAAACTGTCGGCATTTGTTGAATTCTTCAGTTTTCATTGAGTGTCCTTTGTCGGGGTTTCGCTTTGACGAGCGATATGGCGGCGGTTAGTCGCTTTTCAAGTAAAGGCGATCCGGTACACCCGCTCGCCGCCCTGCGGTTTGTCGGAGGTGATGCTCAGGCCGAGCTTTTTCTTGAAGGCTCCGGCGAAGGTGCCGCGCACCGTGTGTGCCTGCCAGCCGGTGGCAGCACAGATCTGGCTGATGGTCGCGCCTTCGGGGCGCTGCAGCATCCGGATCACTTCAGCCTGCTTGCTGTTCTCGCGCGTGCGCGGCGGCTTGGCGGGCGGCGTAAAGGATGCTTCGGCTTGCACCACGGCGGCTTCCAATTCGGCATCCGTGTCTGCGGCCGCGCCCTGCGGCGCTTGCGCGTTGGCAATGATCGTGTCGATGCTCGGGCGCTTCATGCCCAAGGCGTCGTAGCCCTCGGCGGCAACGCGCCAGCCCTGGCCATCGGGCGTAATCAGGGCGCGGTTGAACAGGCCGTCCAGCACCTTCTTGCGTGCGCCGCCTTTGATGTTGTCGGGGAACCATTCGATCTTGCCCGCGCTGGTGTTGATGGCTTTGGCGAGGATGGCGTGCTGGGCCGGGGTGAGTTGGATGGTCATTTGCTGCTCCTTCGTGCTTGGTGGATGACGATGCAATGAACGCGCTGTTTCCGATGGAAGCCAAGCTCAATTCGCAGACCCAGTGGCAAATAAGCGAACAAATGATTGAAGGTGACCTTGAAGGCCATGAACGGACTCTCGATTCGCGCCTACGCGCGCCACCGTGGCGTGTCGCACGTGGCCGTGAAGAAGGCCATCGACACCGGACGGATCACCGCACTGCCGGACGGCACGATTGATCCGGACACTGCTGACGCGCAGTGGGCACAAAACACACTGCAACCACGTCGGGCTGTTGCGCCGCAAAAGCCCGCCACCCCAAAAGCGCGGCCCGCCACCGCAGGCACAGCGCCGCCGCACGAGGCACCCGAGCCGAGCACGCCACCGCTGTCCGCGGGCGGCACCTCGCTGCTGCAAGCGCGCACCGTCAACGAAGTGCTCAAGGCCCAACTCAACAAGGTGGAGTTGGCGCACCGCAAGAAGGAACTGGTGGATCGGGCGCAGGCCGTGGCGCACGTTTTCAAGCTGGCACGCATCGAACGCGATGCCTGGCTCAACTGGCCAGCACGCATCTCGGGGCAGATGGCCTCAGCGCTCGGCGTCGATGCGCACCAGATGCACGTCGCGCTGGAAGCCGCTGTGCGCGAGCACCTGATCGAATTGGGCGAACTGCGCCCCAGAGTCGATTGATCGGGGATTGACAACGATGAACGATTACGAAGGTGCGCAGGAGATCGAACGTGCGTGGCGCGACGGCTTGACACCCGACCCGTTGCTCACCGTCTCGGAGTGGTCGGATCGGCACCGGATGCTTTCAAGCAAGGCGTCCGCCGAGCCGGGGCGCTGGCGCACCAGCCGCACGCCGTATTTGAAGGACATCATGGATTGCCTGTCGCCGACCTCGCCAGTCGAGCGCGTGGTGTTCATGAAGGCGGCCCAGCTTGGCGCAACCGAGATGGGCAGCAACTGGATTGGCTATGTGATCCACCACGCGCCGGGGCCGATGATGGCGGTGTGGCCGACGGTGGAGATGGCCAAGCGCAACTCGAAACAGCGGATCGACCCGCTGATCGAGGAGTCGGCGGCGCTGGCGGAACTGATCGCTCCGGCGCGCTCACGGGATTCGGGCAACACCATCCTGGCCAAGGAGTTCCGTGGTGGCGTGCTGGTGATGACCGGGGCCAACAGCGCCGTGGGCCTGCGCTCGATGCCGGTGCGCTATCTGTTCCTCGACGAGGTGGACGGCTACCCGCTGGATGTGGAGGGCGAAGGCGATGCAATCTCCTTGGCCGAGGCGCGCACGCGCACCTTCGCACGCCGCAAGATCTTCATCGTCTCGACACCGACGATCTCCGGGGCGAGCGCCATCGAGCGCGAGTACGAGGCCAGCGACCAGCGTCGCTATTTCGTGCCGTGCCCGCACTGCAATCACTTGCAATGGCTGCGCTTTGAGCAACTACGCTGGGACAAGGGTCAGCCGGAGACGGCGGCCTATGTCTGCGAGTCCTGCGACACGGCGATTGCCGAGCACCACAAGACCTGGATGCTGGAGCGTGGTGAGTGGCGGGCGATGGGCGAAGGCAAAACGGCGGGGTTTCACCTCTCGTCGCTGTACAGCCCGGTGGGCTGGCGCGCGTGGCGTGACATCGCCGCAGCGTGGGAAGCGGCGGTCAACAAGGAATCGGGATCGGCCGCCGCTATCAAGACCTTCAAAAACACCGAATTGGGTGAGACCTGGGTCGAAGAAGGCGAAGCGCCCGACTGGCAGCGGTTGGTCGAGCGCCGGGAGGACTACCGGATTGGCAGCGTGCCCTCTGGCGGTCTGCTGCTGGTCGCTGGGGCCGACGTGCAAAAGGATCGCATCGAGGTGTCGGTGTGGGCCTTCGGGCGTGGCAAGGAGTCCTGGCTGATCGAGCACCGCGTGCTGATGGGGGATACGGCGCGGGACGCGGTGTGGAAAGCCCTGGCCGCGATGCTGGCCGAGCACTGGACGCACGCTTGCGGAGCGCCGATGCCGCTGGCACGCCTTGCGCTGGACACCGGCTTTGCCACTCAGGAAGCCTACGCCTTCGTGCGTGCCTGCCACGATCCGCGTGTGATGGCCGTCAAGGGCGTGGCACGTGGCGCGGCCTTGATTGGCACGCCAACGGCAGTGGATATGACGCAGGGCGGCAAGAAGCTGCGCCGGGGCATCAAGGTGTACTCGGTGGCGGGCGGCATCGCCAAACTGGAGCTTTACAACAACCTGCGCAAGATGCCGGAGGTGGCCGAGGATGGGGTCGCGATTGGCTACCCCACCGGCTTCGTCCACCTGCCCAAGGTGGATGCCGAGTACCTGCAGCAACTGTGCGCCGAGCAACTGACGACCCGCCGCGACCGCAACGGCTTCCCCGTGCGGGAATGGCAAAAGATGCGCGAGCGCAACGAGGCGCTGGACTGCTACGTGTACGCCCGCGCCGCCGCGTCCAACGCGGGACTGGATCGCTTCGAGGAACGCCACTGGCGCGAACTGGAGCGACAGATCGGGGTAGCGCCCCCGCCGGATGAGCCGCCGCCCATCCACGACATCGAATTGAACGAGGCCACCCCCAGCGGTGGCCTCGCTGTTTCTGGCAACCGCAATACCGGCAGGCGCGTCATCAAGAGCCGCTGGTTGACTCGATGAGGACACCGTGACCTACACCAATGCACAACTCAGAACGCTCCGGAAGGCCTTGGCCACGGGCGAGCGCCGCGTGAGTTTCGGCGACAAGACGGTCGAATACCGCAGCATCGACGAACTGCAGGCAGCCATCCGCACGGTCGAGTCCGAGATCGCACGCAGCCGGGGCACACCCGCCAAGCGCCAGATCCGCGTCACGACGGCAAAGGGGTTCTGATGGCCTGGACAGCATCACGAACGCGAGCGACTTGGTTTGGCAAGCTGCGCAGCCTGTTCGGCCAGCAGCCTGTCCACGAAGCCGCAGGCCGTGGCCGCCGCGCACTGGCGTGGACACCCGGAAACCCTGGCGCGGTGGCGGCGATGCTGGCCACCAGCACCGAGTTGCGCATCAAAAGCCGCGACCTCGTGCGCCGCAATGCGTGGGCGCAGGCCGGTATCGAAGCCTTTGTCGCCAACGCGGTCGGCACGGGCATCAAGCCGCAAAGCCTGTCGGATGACGAAGGCTTCAAGACCGCCGTGCAGGCGCTGTGGCGCGATTGGGTGGAGGAAGCCGACGCGGCAGGGCAGACCGATTTCTACGGCCTGCAGGCGCTGGCCTGTCGGGCGATGCTAGAAGGCGGCGAATGCCTGATCCGTCTGCGTCCGCGCCGTCCGGAGGATGGTCTTTCGGTGCCCTTGCAGTTGCAACTGCTGGAACCGGAGCATCTGCCGATCTCGCTCAACACCGATCTGCCCGCTACCGGAGGGGCTTCCAGCCCAGGCAACACGGTGCGCTCGGGCATCGAGTTCGACAAGATGGGGCGGCGTGTGGCCTACCACCTGTACCGCTCGCATCCCGAGGATGACGGTCTTGCGCCGATGTCCGGCCACGGCGGCATGGACACGGTGCGCATCCCGGCTGCGGAGATCGTCCATCTGTTCCGCGTGCTACGCCCGGGGCAGATCCGGGGCGAACCGTGGCTGTCGCGCGCGCTGGTCAAGTTGAACGAGCTGGATCAATACGACGACGCCGAGCTGGTGCGCAAGAAAACTGCCGCGATGTTTGCCGGTTTCGTCACGCGCCAGAACCCCGAGGACAACCTGATGGGTGAAGGCGCGACGGATGCCGACGGCATCGCGCTCGCCGGACTGGAACCCGGCACCTTGCAGATTCTGGAGCCGGGTGAGGACATCAAGTTCTCCGACCCGGCAGATGTGGGCGGTTCGTACTCGGAGTTTCTGCGCACACAGTTCCGGGCCGTGGCCGCCGCCATCGGCATCACCTACGAGCAGTTGACCGGCGATCTGACCGGCGTGAACTACTCGTCCATCCGTGCCGGGATGCTGGAGTTTCGCCGCCGCTGCGAGATGGTGCAGCACGGCGTGCTGGTGCATCAGCTGTGCCGCCCGGTGTGGGCCGCATGGATGAAGCAGGCCGTGCTTGCCGGGGTGCTGGATGCACCCGGGTTCGCGCGTGGCGGGCCTGCGCGGCGTCGCCAGTACCTCGCGGCGAAGTGGGTGCCGCAGGGCTGGCAATGGGTCGATCCAGAAAAGGAGTTCAAGGCGATGCTGCTGGCGATCCGCTCCGGCCTGATGTCGCGCTCGGAAGCCATCTCGGCCAACGGCTACGACGCCGAGGACATCGACAGGGAGATCGCTGCCGACAACCAGCGTGCCGACGACCTTGGTCTGATCTTCGACTCCGACGCCCGCTACACGACGCGGGACGGCTCCATCGCCAAACCCAGCCGCGACCCGCTCGCGCCCGATGACAGCGACCTCGGCTTGTCGGGCTGAGTGCCTGACTTTTTTCAAGAGGAATCCCATGACCGTGCTGCCCCATCTGGCGGCGCGCCTGTTTGGCGTGCCGCTGGCCATCCATCGCCCCAAACTTGACGTGATCCTGGCCGTGCTCGGCCCCCGCGTGGGGATGGCCGATCTGCCCTCCGCTGCGGGCTACACACCGCCCGAGCGCCCACCCGTCGCCACCACAGTGCCACCCGGTGTGGCCGTGATCCCCATCCACGGCACGCTGGTGCGCCGTACCGTGGGGCTGGAGGCCGAGTCGGGCCTGACCAGCTACACCGGCCTTGCCGCGCAACTGGACGCCGCCATCGGCAATCCGGCGGTGTCGGCCATCCTGTTCGACATTGATTCGCCCGGTGGCGAGTCGGGCGGCGTGTTCGATCTGGCCGACCGTATCCGCGCCGCCAGCCAGATCAAGCCGGTCTGGGCCGTGGCCAATGACATGGCCTTCTCGGCGGCCTATGCGCTGGCGTCCGCTGCCAGCCGGGTGTTTGTCTCGCGCACCGGCGGCGTTGGCTCGATTGGCGTGATTGCGATGCACGTCGACCAGTCCCAGAAGGATGCGAAGGACGGCGTTCATTACACCGCCGTGTACGCGGGCGAGCGCAAGAACGACCTCAACCTGCACGAGCCGATTTCCAGCGAGGCCCACGCCTTCCTCAAGGCCGAGGTCAATCGCATCTATGGCCTGTTCGTCGAGACGGTGGCCCGTCACCGGGGCATCGAGGCATCCGCCGTGCGCGACACCGAGGCCGGTTTGTTCTTCGGGCAGGCGGCTGTGGCCATGGGTCTTGCCGACGCCATCGGCAGCTTCGACGAGGCGCTGGCGCAACTGCACGCATCCCTTTCCCCCAACCCGACGCCCGTGGCCCTGGTCACGCGGGCGGGCCTTTCCTGCAACCACCCCAAGGAGTCATTGATGACTGATCTAACCGACACCGCTGCGCTTGACCGGCCTCTGGCCGATCCTGCTGACAGTGACATTCAACCGCCCGCCACTGCCACCTTGAGTGTGGCCGACGCCGTCGAGATCGCGCAGACCTGCCAGCTTGCCGGTCGTGCCGACCTGATCGCGGGTTTTCTCGAAACCAACACGTCACCCGCCCAGGTGCGCAGCCAGCTTCTGGTCGCGCAGGCCGAAGCCAGTCCGGAAATCACCAGCCGCATCGCACCTGACGCCGCGCAGCCTCCGGCCAGCAACCCGCTGATCGACGCGGCCAAGCAACTCGCCGCGCAGTCCGCCAAGAAGGAGATCTGACATGCCCACCTTCACTGAACCGATGAATCTGGGCGATCTGCTCAAGTACGAAGCGCCCAACCTCTACTCGCGCGAGCGCATCACCGTCGCAGCAGGCCAGAACCTGCCGCTGGGCGCGGTGCTGGGCATCGTCACCGCCAGCGGCAAGTACAAGCAGATCGACCCGTCTGCCGACGACGGCACGCAGGTCGCCGCCGGTGTGCTGATCCAGCCCTGCGATGCCAGCACCGCTGATCGCAACGACGGCCTGCTCATCAGCCGCCACGCCATCGTCTCCGAACACGCGCTCGCGTGGCCCGATGCCATCACCTCCGCCGAACAACTGGCGGCCATTGCCCAGCTCAAGGCGCTGGGCGTCCTCGTCCGTCAAGGAGTCTGACCATGCAGAACATTTTCGAGAACCCAGCGTTTTCGATGTCGGCGCTCACCGCCGCCATCAACATCCTGCCCAACAATTACGACCGGCTGGCCCAGATGGGCCTGTTCGTCGACCGCCCGCAGCGTTTTCGCTCGATCATTGTCGAGCAGCAAAACGGCGTGCTGACCCTGCTGCCGACGATGCCCGTGGGTTCACCTGGCACCGTGGGCGTGCGCGGCAAGCGCAACGTGCGCTCGTTCCACATCCCCCACATCCCGCACGACGATGTGGTGCTGCCCGAGGAAGTCCAGGGCATCCGCGCCTTCGGCTCAGAGACGGAATTGCAGACGGTGGCGGGTGTGATGGCGCAGCACCTGCAGACGATGCGCAACAAGCACGCGATCACCCTGGAGCATCTGCGCTTTGGTGCGCTCAAGGGGCTGATCCTTGATGCCGACGGCAGCGTGATCTACAACCTTTTCACCGAGTTCGGCATCACGCCCAAGTCCTTCCAGTGGGACATCGCCACGCACAACAGCGGCTTCAATGTGGGCCAGGCCTGCCGCGAACTGCTGCGCTACATCGAGGAGAACCTGCAAGGCGAGCGGATGAGCGGCGTTCATGTGTTCGTCGGCAAGGACTTCTTCGAGGCGCTGGTCAAGCACGACGATGTCGTGGAAGCCTACAAGCGGTATCAGGATGGTCTGGTGCTGCGCTCGGATATGCGCTCGGGTTTCACCTTCTGCGGCATCACCTTCGAGGAGCATCGCGGCAAGGCCACCGCGCCGGGTGGCGGCGTGCGCCGCTTTGTCGAGGACGACGAGGGCCACGCCTTCCCCCTGGGCACGATGGACACCTTCGCCACCTACTACGCGCCCGCCGACTTCAACGAGACGGCCAATACGGTGGCGCTGCCGCTGTATGCCAAGCAGGAGCCGCGCAAGTTCGACCGTGGCACCGACCTGCACACACAGGCCAACCCGCTGCCGCTGTGCCACCGCCCGCAACTGCTGGTGAAGCTGGAGATCGCGTAATGGGCCTGGTCGAGCAGGTCTACAGCGCCGCAGCGAACGCGGGCCTTACGGTGCGCTGCCGCTGGTTTCCTGCCGGTGGAGGGGCCGCCCAGACCCGGCAGGTCGGCTTCTCCGCACCGGACGACACGGCGCTCGATGGCCTGACCCTGAACACCGACTACGCGATCACCTATCCGGCGTCGGTGTTCGTGGGGCTGGCCGTGCGCGATACGGTCAATGTCGGTGGCGTGACCTATCAGGTGCGCGATGTCCGGGCGCTGGGCGATGGCACCGAGATGCGCGCCAAGCTCACGAGGCTTTGACCGATGGCTGCCAACTCAATCCGTGAGCAGATTCTGCTCGCGGTGCTGGACGCTGTCCGCCCGTCGGCCCTGGCGCTCGGAGCCACCTTGCACCGTTCGCCCACGGTGGCCATCAGCTGGAAGCAATGTCCGGCGCTGGTGGTGTTCCCCGAGTCCGAATCCATCACTGAACGCGCCAATGACCGCGTCACGCGCGTGCTGGTCGTGCGCCTTGTCGCGCTCGCTCGCGCAGTACCGCCCGCCACGCCAGAAACCGAAGCCGACCGGCTGCTTACCGCTGCCCACGCCGCGCTGCTGGCCAAACGGAATCTGGGCGATCTGGCGCTCGGCATCCAAGAGCAGGAATGCGAGTGGGACATCGAGGACGCCGACGCCGTGGCCGCCGCCATTCCAGCGCGCTACGCGATCACCTACCGCACGCTCGACACCGATCTTTCAACCAAGGGATGACACCCATGACTTCCATTGTTCTGACCCAAGCGCACACGCACGCGGGCAAGCCCCACAAGGCAGGCGAGCGGCTCGATGTGGACAGCAGCAGCGCCGACTGGCTCATCGCCAACGGCGTTGCCCGTCTCGACCGTCAGCCTGAACCTGCGCCGCCACCGGAGGGTGGCGACAAGCCCATCGAACCCAAACCCACCACCTCTCATCGCAAGGAACCCAAATCATGAGCACCTACGCCAGTTTTCAGGGGCGGGTTTTTCTCGGCAAGCGCGACATCGACGGTCTGCCCATCGAAGTGCGCTCACCCGGCAACGTGGCCGAGTTGAAGCTCTCGCTCAAGACCGATGTGCTGGAACACTACGAGAGCCAGACCGGCCAGCGTTCGCTGGATCACCGGATGGTCAAGCAGAAATCGGCCACGGTTCAGCTGACCATCGAGGAGTTCACCAAGGAGAACCTCGCCCTGGCGCTGTACGGCAACCACGTCACCGGCAGCACCGGCACGGTCACCGCCGAACCCATCGGCGGCGCGACGCCCGTGGTCGGCGACCGTTACTTCCTCGCTCACCCCAAGGTGTCGGCGCTGGTGGTCACCGATTCGGCAGGCACGCCCGCCACGCTGACCGCAGGCACGCACTACACGGCAGACACCGACTTCGGTGCCCTCCAGTTTCTGGATACCACCGGCTTCACCGCGCCGTTCAAGGCCGCCTACACCTACGGCGCGGCCACCGAGATCGGCATCTTCACGCAATCGGTGCCCGAGCGTTACCTGCGACTGGAAGGCATCAACACCGCACAGGGTAACGCCAAGGTGCTGGTTGAGCTGTACCGCGTGGCCTTCGACCCGCTGAAGGAAATCTCTTTCATCTCGGACGAGTACAACAAGTTCGAGCTGGAAGGCTCGCTCCTGGCCGACACCACCAAACCCTATGACGCGCTGCTCGGCCAGTTCGGCCGCATCGTGCAACTGTGAGGGAGGCGAGCATGAGTGATCTGGACAAGCTCGTTCCGCAAGCCTGCGAGATCACGCTGGCCGGTGAAACCGTCAGCGTGAAGCCACTGAAGGTCGGCCAGATGCCTGCTTTCCTGCGCGCCATCACGCCGGTGATGCAGCAGATCAACGGCGAGGGCATCGACTGGCTGGCCTTGTTCGGGCAGCAGGGCGACGACCTGCTCACGGCGGTATCCATCGCCGTTGGCAAGCCGCGTGCCTGGGTTGATGACCTGGCCGCCGATGAAGCCATTGTGCTGGCCGCGAAAGTGATCGAGGTGAACGCCGATTTTTTTACCCGCACGGTGATGCCCAGGCTCGACGATCTGTTCGCGCAGGCGAACGCGGTGACGGTGGCCACTGGTTCGACACCGTCCAGCACCTGATCGCCCACGGCCACAGGCTGCCGGACATCCTGAACTACACCTTGGCGCAGGTGCGCGGTTTTGTGGCCGCCACCGTGCGCGAGGACGCAGCCCGCGACGCACGGCTGCTTTCGTTGATCGCCATTGGCGCGCGCGGCGACACCCGCCATCTCGACCAGACCCTCGACAGGCTCACCGATCAGGCAAACCGCCATGCGCATCTCCGTTCGCATTGACAGCAAGGCCGCGCAGGCGCAGTTGCGCCGCTGGGGCGGCGAGTTCCGGCAGAAGGTCAAGAAGGCGGCTGCACGCGGCATCGCCAGCGAGGCGGCGCAGCTGAAGCAGAACGTGCGCAGCCACGTCGCAGGCCGGATGACGGTGGTCAAGAAGTCCTTCGTCAAGGGCTTCACCGCCAAGGTGCTCGACAAGGACACAAAACGCCTACCCGCGCTCTACGTCGGCTCGCGCATCCCGTGGTCTGGCATGCACGAACGAGGTGGCGTGATCGGTGGCCGGATGTTGATCCCGCTGCACGGGCGCGTGGGACGCAAACGCTTCAAGGCGCAGATCGCCGAACTGATGCGCGGCGGCAATGCCTATTTCATCAAGAACGCCAAGGGAAACATCGTGCTGATGGCCGAGAACATCAAGGAACACGACCGGCCACTGTCCGGCTTCAAGCGCCGTTACCGCAAGGCCGAAGGCATCAAAAAGCTCAAGCGCGGCGCCGACGTGCCGATTGCCGTGCTGGTGCCGCGCGTGCAACTCAAACGGCGTCTGAACATCGAGCGTATCGTCGCAGGGCGCATCCCGCGTCTGTCCGCGAGCATCGAGAAGCAGTTGCGGCTGGTGGACTGAAGATGGCAAAACGCATTTCCATCATCGTCGCGCTTGAAGGCGCTGACGAGGGTCTCAAGCGCGCCATCACCTCTGCCGAGCGCAGCCTTGGCGGCTTTGGCTCCAGCGCCAAGAGCGCGAGCGACAAGACCGCTGCCGGGGTGGCCGAGGTCAAGGCCGGGATGAGCGCCTTTGGCGATCAGGTCGCCAAGGCCAAGACGCAGCTGCTGGCCTTTCTGACCATCAATTGGGTCAGCGGCAAGGTGCGGGAGATCGTGCAGATCGCGGACGCGTGGAACATGATGTCCGCGCGCCTGAAGCTGGCCACGGCAGGCAGCCGCGAGTACACGGTGGCGCAGAAGGAACTGTTCGCCATCGCCCAACGCATCGGCGTGCCCATTCAGGAAACCGCCACGCTCTACGGCAAGCTGCAGCAGGCGGTGCGGATGTTGGGCGGCGAGCAGCAGGATGCGCTGACCATCACCGAGAGCATCTCGCAGGCACTGCGCATCTCCGGCGCTTCGGCCACCGAGGCGCAGTCGGCGCTGCTGCAGTTCGGTCAGGCCTTGTCTGCCGGTGTGCTGCGCGGCGAGGAATTCAACTCCGTCGTCGAGAACAGCCCGCGTCTGGCCAAGGCACTCGCCGACGGCCTGAACGTGCCCATCGGACGGCTGCGCAAGCTGGCCGAGGAAGGTCGCCTGACCGCCGACGTGGTGGTCAATGCGCTGATGAGCCAGAAGGACAGGCTGGCCACTGAGTACGCGCAGCTGCCGATGACCGTCGGTCAGGCCTTCACCCGCCTGTCCAACGCCTTCGGCCAGTGGATCAGCAAGCTCGACGAATCGACCGGCTTCACCAAGAAGCTCGCCGAAGCCCTAACGTGGCTCGCGGAAAACCTCGACACGGTGATGAAGTGGCTCCAGCGCATCGCCGAAGTCGGCCTCGCAGTGCTGGTCTACCGCCTGATCCCGGCGCTGATCATCGCGTGGCAGACGGCAGGCGCGGCGGCGGTGACGGCGGCCAGCGCCACGGCGGCGGCGTGGGCCACGGCCAATCTGTCGGTGTCCAACGCCATCGCCACGGTCGGCAAGTTGCGTGTGGCCTTCGGTGTGCTTGGGGCAGCCATCGTCGGATGGGAGATCGGGACATGACTGTCTGAAAAATTCGAGATCGTCCGCAAGGCGGGCATCTTCATGGTGCAGGCGCTGGTCACCGGCTTTGAGTTCCTGCGTTATCAGTGGGAGGTGCTCGCGGCGGTGTTTACGTCCGACACCATTGCCGAGGCCACGCAGCGGCACAAGGAACGTCTGGCGGAGATGAACCGCATCTTTGCCGAGATGTACGCCGACGCCACGGAAGGATCGAACGCCGCCAAGGGTGCGATGGACACCGCTGCGAGTGCCGCCGAGGAAATCGCCAAACGGCTCGAAGCGGTGCGTCAAGGCACGCAGGAGGCGGTTGGACGTGGCATCGAGGCGGTTCACTCCGCCCTGGAAAAGCTCAAGTCCCGGCTGGGTGAGGTCGAACAGGCCGTCGGCAAGGCCCAGGGCGTGGTCAACGACGCCACCGCCAAGATGGCCGAGGCTTACAAGGGCTTCACCGCCATCGTCGAGGCCAATCTGCAAACGCAGATCACGGCGGTGAAGGCCGCTACGACCAGGAGAAGGCGGAACTGGAGCGCACCCAACAGTCCGAAACCGCCAAGATCACCAAGTCCACCCAGTTGCTCACCGAGGCGCTGACCCAGCAGACGACGCTGCGCCGTCAGGCCACCACCGAAACGCTGGGCCTGATCGATCAGGAAACGCAGGCGCGCAAGAACGCCGCTGCACGGCAGGGCCAGACCGAGGAGGAGCGCCGCGCCAACGTGCAGCGGGTCGAGAACGACATTCTGGCCACCAAGCGCCAGACGCTCACGCAGGCGCTGGCCGAGTACCGCCAGCACATCGACGCGCTCAACGCCAAGGCCAACCGGCATCTGGCCGAAGTGCAGCGCATCGAGGAAGCCAAGCGCCAGTTGTCGATGTCCACGGAGGATCGCATCCGCGACATCCGCCGTCAGGGTATGACGGAGTACGAAGCCACCGAGGATCGCAAGTGCCAGATTACTGAGATGCAGGAGCAGGCGCGGCGGGCACTGGCCAATGGCGAGTTGGAACAGGCCCGCCAACTCGCCCAGAAGGCGATGGACATGGCCGCGCAGGTGGCCACCAGCCAGACCAACGAGGCCAAGCACGGCGAGGAGGCGCGCAAGCAGTCCGAACAGGCGGTGTCGCAGGCGACCCAACTGGAGGCGCAGTCGCGCGAGGCCTACCGTCGGCAGGAGTACCAGCAGGCCACTGATTTGATGCGGAGGCCGATCAGTTGCGTGCCGAACTGGCGCTGAAGGCCAGGGATGCCGACGCGCAGGCCGTGCAAGGCAAACAGGGGGTGCGTGAAGCCATCGACCGCATCCGCCAGTCCGAAGACATTCTCAATCAGGCGCTGGATGCAGAAAGCAAGGCACACCAGAAAGCTGCACGCTCGGCGCTCACCGCACGCGATGAAATTCAGCGCACGCTGAGCGAGACGACGCGCCAGATTGACGAGCTCACGGCCAAGCTCAAGGACGGGATGAAGCTCACGCTCGACGCCGACACCACGCGCTTCAACAAGGCGCTGGCCGATCTGGACAAGGCGCTGGCGGAGAAGGAGTACCTGCTGCAGATTCAGGCCGACCTGCAGGAAGCGGAGCAGCAACTCAAGGAGTACGAGGCGCTGCTCAAGGAAGGCAAGACGCTGCCGGTCGATGCTGATGTGTCCAAGGCCCGCGATGCCCTGGACAGGCTCAAGACCTACGCCGACGAAAACGCCCAATTCGAGCTGAAGGTGGCCACCGAGAAGGCGCAGGCGGCCATCACCAATGTCGAGGGGATGATCAAAGCGCTGGATCGCATCCAGACCGAGTCGCAGCATCAGGTGGCCAGCAACGTAAGCACGGTTCGCGCGGAGATCGACAGCCTCAACGGGCGCAATACCTCCAGCACCCACACCATCTACGTGAGAAAGGTGGAAGCCAATGCCACCGGAGGGCTGGTCGGCGCTGGTGTGCAGAAGTTTGCCGAGGGCGGCGCGGTGGCGGCAGCCTTTCCGCGAATGAGCGGCGGCACCGTGCCCGGTTCCGGCCACCACGACACCGTGCCGCGCACGCTGGATGCCGGAGCCTTTGTGATCCGCAAGGCGGCGGTGCGCAAGTACGGTGCGGCGCGGCTGGCAAGTCTTGCCAAGGGTGTGGCGCATTTTGCGCGTGGCGGGCAGGTTCGCGGCGGCGATCCGCCCAAGCGCAACCGGGAAACGGCCGAGGCGCTGAAGATGATCGACCTTGGCCTGCAAGGCATGAACGAGTACACAAGCTGGCTGCAGCACAAGTACGGCGCAGCGGTCAGCTTGACCATGAAGTCCGACACGATGCGCTATTGGGGCCAACTGGCGCAGCAGGATCGGCGCAAGCTCGAGGAGTTCATCGACCGCAAGACACTCACCGGCAACGAGAGCCAGAACCTGCAACGCATCAAGCAAAGGTGGCGGCAGGCGATGGCGCAGCCCTTGCTCTGGGGCAAAGACCTGGAGCGCGAGCTGATCGAGTACATGGAGCAGAACCAGGGCCAGTTCTACCGGCGCGGGGGGCTGTCCCGATCCGACACCGTACCGGCCATGCTGACACCGGGCGAGTACGTGGTCAGGCGCGATGTCGTGGCGCGACTGGGTGTGGGCTTTTTTGAGGCCATCAACAACCTCACCGCCCCGGCGCAGGCGCTGGCTTGCCGCACGCTCGCCAGTGTGCAGGGCTTTGCCAGCGGTGGCTTGGTGCAAGCCATTGGCGCGAGTGTGCCGCGTCCAGCCTTGAGCGATGCCAGTGCGCCCACGCGCACCGTGCGCGTCGAACTGGCTGTAGGCGGTAGGCAGGTCACCGCCACCGTCGATGGCCGTGACGAGGCGCGCCTGTTGCAACTGCTGGACGCCGCACGCGCCCGCACGACCTGAGCTTGATCCCGATGCAACTGAAGAACCTCGCAACCGGGGTGGCGCTGCCATTGCCCGACGACTTGCTGTGGACGGACGAACACGCGTGGTCGCCCGCCGTCGCCTCCGTGTCCTACCTGCTCACTGGCGCGCTGCTGGTGCAGTCGGCCACAAGGCAGGCGGGCCGGCCCATCACGCTGGTCGGGCCTTCCGACATGGCGTGGGTGACGCGCGCAGCCGTGAACCAGTTGCACGGCTGGGCTGCAGCGCCGCTGGCGGCGGACAGTGGTCGCTTCGAGCTGACTTTGCGCGATGCGCGCGTGTTCACCGTGACCTTCCGCCACCAAGAAGCGGCCATCGAAGCCGAACCCGTGCTGGGCTTTCCGGCACAGGCCGACACCGATTTCTACCGCATCACCTTGCGGTTGATGCAGATCTGACCCAAGGGAGAATCCCAATGCCCATTCTTGCAGGCGATGTGAAGCTGGTCGCCAGTCAGGTGATGGACGACGTCGCAGAAGGCGGCGGCGCGCCCACCGCCAACGTCATCGTCGATGGCGCGAGCAACTCGCTGTTCAACGACATCTCGGAACTGGATCGCGCGGGCGGCCGCGTGAACCTGCGCAAAGTGTTCGCCAGCATCCAGACCGACACCACCGACACCTATCTGGGCAGCAACGTCATCGTCTCCGATCCACCCAACGATCCGCGCGTGGCGGTGACCATCTTCTCCACCCAGGAAGTGTTCGACCGCCGCACCCATGCGCGCGACCGCATCGAGGCCTACCTCAACAAGGGCTCGCAGTGGAACGGCTATCTACTGGAGAACCACATTGCCGGTCAGCGCAGCATCCAGTTGTTCCAGCGCGTGGGCGCGGAACTTCCCACCATCGGCAAAACCCTGTTTCTGGTGATGAACGAGGGACTGGCCAACGAGTATTCACAGTACGTGCGCATCACCCGCATCGAATCGGAAACCCGCACCTTCAGCTACGGCACGGGCAGCGGCTTTCAGGACTATCAGGCGGTGGTGGTCAGTTGCGACCTCTCGGATGCGCTGCGCTACGACTTCCCCGGCTCGCCACCGGATCGCCTGTTCGCCATGGCCAACGGCAAGACCCGGACGCGCGACACCGTGGTGGCCGATGCCGCCAAGTACTGCGGCGTGGTCAAGACCACCCAGCCAGTGAGCATCGGAGATGTGGCCGCCAGCGTGAGCAGCGTGTTCACCCAACTGGTGCCCTCGGCCCAGACCGAGACGCCGCTGCTCGATCTCACGGCAGGCGGCACCTCGGAAACCCTGATCGAATCGGACAACGGCACGGTGAGCTACACCACGGCCGCTGCCTTCAACGCCTCCACCGTGCTGTCGGTGGGCAACGCCATCCAGCCCGGTACGCTATCCATCAGCGTCAGCGGTGCAACGCTCACCGACAACGGCGGTGATCTGATGTCGGGCGCGACCGTGGTCGGCACCGTCAACTACGGGCGCGGCCAGATCACGCTGGCTTCCAGCGCGCCGACGTACTCGGGCACCAAGACCATCAACTTCCGGCCTGCCGCCGCCCCCATCCGCGTGGCCGATACGGCGGGCGTGCGGGTGGACATCGAGAGCCGCTCTTACAACTACATCCTGACCATCGTGCCCAGTCCGGCACCGGGTACCCTGCAGGTGAGCTACCGGGCGCAGGGCAAGTGGTACGACCTGCGCGACAACGGCGCAGGCGTGCTCAAGGGCGTCAGCCCGGAGTACGGCGTCGGCACCGTGAGCTACACCACGGGCACGGTGGCCGTGACCTTGGGTGCGCTGCCGGATGTCGGCAGCGAGATCGTCTATGCGTGGGGCGGCAAGGCCAACTACTTCAACCGCGCATCCAGCACCATCGCACCGCCGTCGGTGGCCCTGCAACTGACCCATGCCGGTGTCACGCCGGGGTCGGTGACGATCACCTGGAACGATGGAACGGCGCGCAGCGCCACCGATGACGGCAAGGGCACGATCAGCGGCCATGCCAACGGCACCATCAACTACCAGACCGGCCTGTTCCAGATCACGCCGACCGTGCTGCCCGCAGGCGGCCAGACCTACAGCGTTGCCTACACCTGGGGGCCGCCCAACGAGGAGGAGTTCGAAGCACCGCTGCGCAATGGCGACGGCAGCATTGATGTGGAGGTGGATTTCGACGGTCTGATTCCGGGCACGGTGGAGCTGGAGTGGAACCTGCTCATCGACCTGTATGAGTACATCTCCACCACCCCGACCGAGCTGCAACTGATCGCGCGGATCGACCCGATCAAGATCGTCAAGGACGATGGGCTGGGCGTGCTGCGCGATCCGCAGGGAATGGCTTTCGGGACGGTGAACTACGCCACTGGCGTCGTTCACTTCACGCCCGACACCACGGTGCGCATTCCGGTGGCGCGCTACAACGTCACCCAGATCGGCTGGACACGTACCGACGGCAGGGTGTTGCCGGTGTACCGCAACCTGTTCTCGCATTGGGAGTACATCCCCGCGGGTGCGTCGATGCCCATCGACGACACCGGCTGGGCCAAGGTGCGTTACCGGGCAGCGGGCGCATCCAATGCCACGAACGACAGCTTCACGGCGGGTGCACTGGCCGTCGACCTGACACCCACCTTTGCCGAGAACATCGTCCCCGGCAGCATCTGTTTCACGCTGGGCGGCAAGACCTATTTCGACCGGCTGGGCAGCCTGTACTACGACCTTGATCCGGTGACGGGCGCGGCGACGCTGGCCGGACAGATCAACTACGCCAACGGCGCGGCCAACATCACGGCGTGGGTTCCCGCCGCCGCAAACGCGGTGGCGCTGCGCTCGCTGCTGACCACGCTGGATGGCACCCCGGTGGATGAGGTCACCTTCCGTGTCCCGGCCTCACCCGTGCGGCCTTCCAGCCTGCAACTGCTGGCCACGCGACTGAGCGGCGGCACCATCAACGTCAGCGCCAACAACAATGGCGATATCACCGGCACCGATGTGCTCGGCTCCGTCGACTACGAAACCGGCGTGGTGCGCGTGCGTTTCGGCGCGTGGGTGGTGGCAGCGGGCAACGAAGGGCAAAGCTGGTACGACCCGGATGCCGTGGTCACCATCGAAGGCGTGGCCAAGATCTTCAAGCCCGTGCCGGTGTTTGCCGACACCATCAAGTACAACGCGGTGGCCTACTCCTATCTGCCGCTGGATGCCGACATCATTGGTCTTGACCCGGTGAGGTTGCCTCAGGACGGGCGGGTGCCGATTTTTCGGGCAGGGGATTTCGCGGTGATCGGCCACACCGCCACCGTGGGGCCGTTCACGGCCACCAGCGGGCAGGTGGTGGACTGCGGTCGTCAGCGCCTCTCGCGTGTGCGCGTGCTCGATGGCAACGGAGAAGTCGTCACCGCTGACTACACCGCCGATCTGGAGGCCGGAACCGTCACCTTCGGCGTGGTCACCGGCCTTGTGCAGCCTGTCACCGTCGAGCACCGCATCGAGGACATGGCCCAGGTGTCGGACGTGCAGATTTCCGGGCGATTGGCCTTCACGCGCCAGATCACCCACGACTACCCGGTCGGCTCGCATGTGTCCTCGGCCCTGGTGTCGGGCGATCTGCGCGCCTATGTCTCCAACCTGTTCGATCAGGCCAGCTGGAACGGCAGCTTTCTGAATGCGATTCAAGGGGCTGCGGCCACCGCCACCTACAACGACGTGCTGGCCCCCATCGTGGTCACCAACGCCGGGGCGATCACCGAACGCTGGGCCATCCACTTCACCAACGCAACCTCGTTCAACGTCATCGGCGAACACGTCGGCGTGATCGCCACCGGCAGTACGGGCAGCGACATGGCCCCCATCAACCCGGCCACCGGCAAACCGTACTTCACCCTGGCCGCCGTCGGTTGGGGCTCGGGCTGGGCTACAGGCAACGTGCTGCGCTTCAACACCACGGGCGCGCTGTTTCCGGTGTGGGTGGTGCGCACCATCCAGCAAGGCCCGGAAACCGTCACCAACGACGCCTTCACCTTGCTGGTGCGCGGCGATGTGGATCGCCCTTGAGGAGAACGTGATGAGCAACAAGGTCAAATGGATGCACCAGGGCTTTGCAGGCGCGCCGGTGCTCACCAACAACTGGGGCAGCCTCACGGCGCTACTCGATGCCTGCCTCGTCACCGGCTTCAACCTGAAAACCGTGACGGCGCTCACCCGAACGGGTGAGGTGGCCACTGCCACCATCGGCACCGGCCACGGCTTTCTGGTCGATCAGGTGGTGCGGGTAGAGGGTTGTGACCAGCCGTCCTACAACGGCGAGTTCACGGTCATCGCCACCACGGCAAGCACGGTGAGCTTCCGGATCGAAGGCGAGCCTTCCTCGCCTGCGACCACCCAGACCGGCATCACGATGAAGATCGCGCCGCTGGGTTTCGAGATTGCCTTTACCGGCACCAACAAGCGCGCCTACCGCAGCCCCAATCCCTTGTCTAACCGCCACTACCTGCGCGTGGACGACAGCCTGCCCGCAGGCTACACACCGACCTGGGCCAAGTTCGCCCGCGTGACCATCGCTGAAGGGATGGCCGACATCGACACCTTCGTGGGCGCGCAAGCGCCGTTCACGCCCGATGCGCCCACCCGCAATGAAGTGCCGACCGGCGTCGGAGCGGCCATGCATCCGGGCTGGTTCCGCTGGTTTTATGCCCGTCAGAACTGCCCGGAAACCCATGGCGATGGCGGCAACTTTGCACGCAGCTGGGTGCTGGCGGGCGATGACCGGGGATTTTTTATGGCCTGCGCCTCGGGCTGGAGCGGCGACAAGCGGGTGCTGTATGCCTTCACAGACTTCGACAGCTACAAACCGGGCGACCGTTTCGCGTCCTTGTTGATGGCTTCGGAGCGTTACCGGCGCGTGGACGATTACAACCTCAGCTACCCGTCACAGGAAGCGGCTTCCGCCTATTCGCTGGACACCACCGGCAAGATCTGCATGCGCGATTACACGGGCATCGGCGGCAACTGCCGATTGGGGATGCTGGCCCTGAACGACGGCAACCACCAGAACGTCTCAGGGCGCTCGGCGAACATCCCGTTTCCCAATGGCCCGGACTACGGCCTGATCCTGCATCCGATCTATCTGCGTGAGGCCAGCGGACACTTGCGCGGGATCTTGCCGGGGATGTTCTGGGTGCATCAGAACCAGCCCTACGGGCATCTGACGCTGCTCGAAAACATCATCGGCTACGAAAGCCGCAAGTTTCTCTACGTGACGGTCGATTACTCCCACGAGGGCAACACCAGCGGCTTTTGCTTCGACATCACCGGGCCGTGGAGGCCGTGAACGATGGCCTATCCATTCGAGGAGGATTTTGCATCCGGCATTCCGTCCGGCTTTGCCAGCAACGGCGGTGGCGGCGGCATTACGGCAACGTGGAACGAGGGGCAACAGGCGGCTGACCTGGCATTCAGCCACGCCCAGAACTACTGGCGGCTGACGGATGCGCCGCTGTCCACCGATTTCTGGTTCGAGATGGACGTGGAGATCGTCGAAGCGGCCTACACGCCGCCGCACTTCGGGTTCTGGCTGTGGACGGGCATGGCGGCCTACGAAGGGCATCGCCTGTGCATCGTCAACCACCACTGGACGCACTCGTACTGGACAAGTGGTGCCTACGAACACGAGCGCACCACCCAGGCGTGGGCGGGTTGGGCCGTGGTCGGTGCGCGGCGCACGCTGCGATTGGAGGTCAAACGCCAGACGCAACTCGGCGTATGGCTGCTGCAACTGTCGGTGGATGGCGAAGTCATCTGGCGCGACACCAAGCGGTGGTATGCGTCGCTGCGCCCCTGCATCTTCGGCTACGGCATCACGCTGCGCCTGCATCGCGTGGCAGGCGATGCACCGACTGCGCTGGAAGATGCGCCCACGCCCGTACAACGGTGTTTGCCCGTGGCGCTGGCGCATCGCATCCTCGTTCCGCGCAACGCGGCGATGGTGAACTACCAGCATCGTGCCCTGCGTCCGTTGCTGGGCAAGCGCAACCACTACTACCACGGCGATCACCGCATCGCAGGCACGGTGAAGCACCGCGTGAGAGGCGTGATCGCCGATGAACCCTTGCGGCGGCGCGTGCTGCTGATCGACGAAGCCAACCACATCGTCGTGCGCGAGGCGTGGAGCGATGCGGCCAGCGGCGCGTATTCGTTTGATTACATCAACGCCAAGCTGCGTTACCTCGTCATCGCCTTCGACCACGAACACCAGCACCGCGCCGTCGTTGCCGACAACCTGCGCGCCCAGCCCATGAGGGAGATGTTTCCGTGATCCAGATTTCGACCGAACTCAACGACTACCGCCTCAACGCCGTCGTCAACTTTCTCGCCATCGGCACGCAGAACGCCAGCGTGCGGATTTACAGCGGCGTGCGTCCGGCCCTGGGTGAGCCCCCGAGCGGCGATTTGCTGGCAAGCATCGTGCTGGCGGAACCCGTCGGTGAGGTCGAGGATGGCCTGTTGAGCATTACCCCCACCGGCGAGGCGCTGATCGAAACCGGCGGCGTGGCGACGTGGGCGCGCATCGTCAATGGTGACGGTGCACTGGCATGGGACTGCGATGTGTCCGATCTGAACGGCACGGGCGAATTGCGCCTGCCGTCCACCACGCTGTATGCCGGGGGCTACACCCGCATCGTGTCCGGCCTGCTGGGGTAGTCCATGAGCGAACCCGGCGATGTCATCCTCGCCGCAACGCTGCAGGAACTGAGTTTTACCGCCACCGCAATCCCAAGCGCCCATGCGGCGCTGAACGGCTCGCTGCCCGCGCTGGTGTTCGCGGCGCAGGCAGTGCCGATGACGGAAGCGGCACTGACGGTTGCCTTCCCACCGCTGGCGATGGTGGCCGAGGCACGCTACCAGTCCTACGCCGTGCGTCCGGTGACGGGTCAGAGCATCAGCCGCTGGCAGCGCGCGAGCGAACACAGCGCCGGGGTCGAGGATCGGCGCGAGGCCACCGCGCACGAACACGCGCCCACACACGCTCCGTGGCAAGCGGCTGAGCCACAGGGGGTGGGCGTGGCGTTTCGACGTCGCAGCACGCGCGCGCGTGCGCCTGTGTCCAGCCGGTCGCGGTTTCAAGAAGCCGTGTCCGTGCAAACCGGTGGGCGTGCGAGCCACGCCGAGGCTATCCGGCTGCGCACGGCGCGTGCTTCTGCCTTCGAGGAAGCCATCCGTGCCGAGTGGCTGCGCTGGGCCATCGGGCATCAGGACACATGGCGTGACCGCCGTTTCGCTGCCGCCTCCCGCTACCAGGAGGCACGGAGGCACGGCGGGCATTTTCACGGAGAGCGCATCCGCAGCGCGAGCTACCTGCGCCGCTGGTGGGCCTCGCTCTGGCAGGCGGCGATGCGCCCGCTGCCGGGTCGCCATCCGTCGGTGCCGTTCGTGCCGCCGGAGGAACCCGCTTGCTACCTGCCGAACGCGCATCTGCTATTCACCGAGGACGCCGCCACCAACGGCGACCTGTTGTTTGTCTGCGAGCACCACGACTATCCGGAAGCCGGATCGGTGCTCGTTCCCAACCGGAGGGTGTATTTCGTGATCAATGAGGTGAAGCTGACCCGCTGGCCCGACGGCACGCCCGTGCCGGCCCTGGGCTTGTCGCTGTCGCTGGATACCGATTCGTGGGCGTGGGGCTTCGATGCCACGCTGCCCGTGACCGCCGAATCGCTGGTGGTGCCCGAGGAGGGCGCTGCGCCGGTCGAGTTGATCGCCACGGTCAACGGCACGGCCTTCCACGTTCTTGCCGAGAACCTGAGCCGCGAGCGCGTGTTTGGTGATGCCAGCATCCGCATCACTGGACGCGGGCGCAGCGCGGCGCTGGCCTCCCCTTACGCGCCGGTCATCACTTTCGCCAACACCGAGCCGCGCAGCGCGCAGCAGTTGATGGAGGACGTGCTGACCATCAACGGCATCCCGCTGGGTTGGACGGTGGATTGGGCTCTGACCGACTGGCTGGTGCCCGCAGGCGTGTTTGCCAAGCAGGGCACCTGGATCGAGGCGCTGAACACCATCGTCGGTGCGGCGGGCGGCTACCTGCTGCCACACCCGTCCGAGAAGGTGCTGCGGGTGCGCCACCGCTATCCTGTTGCACCCTGGCATTGGTGGAACGAGGTGACGCCGGACTTTGTGCTGCCGGTGGATGTTGTGGCGCGCGAGTCGCTGCGCTGGATCGACAAGCCTGCCTACAACCGCGTGTTCGTGGCCGGTCAGGAAACCGGCGTGCTCGGCCAGGTCACGCGCACGGGCACGGCGGGCGACGTGCTCGCACCGATGGTGGTGGATGCGCTCATCACCCAAGCGGCGGCGGCACGTCAGCGCGGCATGGCCATCCTGTCCGACACAGGCCGTCAGATCGAGGTGACGCTGCGCCTGCCGGTGCTGCCGGAGACCGGAATCATCGAACCGGGAGCCTTTGTGGCCTATCAAGACGGCGGCGTGGCCCGGATGGGCATCGTGCGCTCGACACACATCGACGCAGGCTTGCCGGAGGTTTGGCAGACCCTGGGAGTGCAGAGCCATGCATAACCTCTACCAGCAGTTCCGGCAGTTGCTGCCCGACGCACCGCTGCAAGCGGGCACCGTGATCGAAGTTGGTGCAGGCGTGGCCCTGGTGGTGCTGCCCGGTGGCGGCCTGATCCGTGCGCGCGGCAATGCCACCGTGGGCGAAACCGTGTTCGTGCGTGACGACGTGATCGAGGGCGTCGCACCTGAGCTGCCGATGGAAATCATCGACATCTGAGTCTTTCCCTCAACCACCCTCGTTCCCCCTGAAACCCGCTTTGGTGCTTCGGCATCGGGCGGGTTTTGTCTTTCTGGAGAAAGCCAATGACCGAAGAAAACCAACCCTCCGCCCTTGTGGAGAACATGCTGCTTCTGCGCAAGGAGGACTTCGACGAGCTGCTCAACCGCGCCGCAGAGCGCGGTGCCGAGCGTTGTCTCGCCCATCTCGGACTGGAGAACGGCCACGCTGCCAAGGACATCCGCGAACTGCGCGACTTGCTGGAAGCCTGGCGCGATGCCCGTCGCACAGCTTGGCAGACCGCCATCAAGGTCGTGACCACCGGTATTTTGGCCGCGCTGCTGCTTGGTGCGGCCATCAAACTCAAGCTGATGGGAGGTGCGCAATGAACTGTCGCATCTGCCTGCTCGATGACTGGCGACGCGTGCTGCGTCGTGCCTGGAGCATTCGTTTCTCGCTGCTGGCCGCTGTCTTCACGGCGGCAGAAGTGGTGGTACCGCTGTTCAGTGACGTGCTGCCGCGTGGCCTGTTTGTGCTGCTGGCCTTCAGCGCCAGCATCGGGGCGGCCATCGCCCGTCTGGTGGCGCAACCGGAGATGCACCGATGAGCAAACCAGCATCTGCCCGCACTTCGCCTACGGTGCGCCGCTCCGTGACCGCGCTGGCGCTGTCGGCGGCCGCACTGGTCGGCATCGTGCTGCACGAGGGCTACACCGACCGTGCAGTGATCCCCGTCAAGGGTGACGTGCTCACCATCGGCTTTGGCACCACCACGGGCGTGAAGCTGGGCGATACCACCACGCCGCCTCAGGCGCTGGCGCGAGCACTCAAAGATGTACAGCAGTTCGAGGGTGCCCTGAAAAACTGCGTGACCGTGCCGCTGGCCCAGCACGAGTACGACGCCTACGTTTCCTTCGCCTACAACGTGGGCAGCCGCGCATTCTGCCAGTCCACGCTGGTCAGAAGACTCAACGCCGAGGACTACGCGGGAGCCTGCGCTGAGCTGCTGCGCTGGCGCTTCTTCCAGGGCAAGGACTGCGCCTTGCCGGAGAACAGGCGCTTGTGCGGTGGCTTGGTCAAACGCCGTGAGGCCGAGTACCGCCAGTGCATCGGAGAGGCGCCATGAGTCTGATTCCGTGGCCCTATCGCTGCTTGGCCCTCGTCCTTCTCGCCGCTGCCCTGATCGGCTTCGGCTGGATCAAGGGTGCAGGGCACGTTCAAGCGCAATGGGATGCCGCCGTCCAGCAGCAAGCACTGCAAGCCGCAGCAGCCCGGGAGCGGCAGGCCCAAGCCACCGTCAAGGTCGTCACCGAATACGTCGACCGCGTCCGCTTCGTCCGCGAAAAGGGCGACACCATCATCAAGGAGGTTCCCGTCTATGTCCCTGCTCAAGCCGATGCTGCTTGCACTATCAACCGTGGCTTTGTGCGCCTGCACGACGCTGCCGCCGCAGGCGAGCTGCCCACCCCCCGCCGGAGATCCTGATGCGGCCGCCTCAGGCATTGCGCTCTCTACTGTCGCAGGAACCGTCACCGCCAACTACCAGACCTGCCACGAGACTGCCGAGCAGCTGAGGGCCCTTCAAGCGTGGGCAGGGGTGAAAAAAGACAAATAAACAAAGACGGATGGGGGGGGGAAAGGTGCTCCCATTTCTTGCGGCTCGCCGTCGGGCAATCGTGGCTGCTACAAAGTCTATCGCTGACAGGGCAGCAGGGAACCGCTGCCAGTGCTGGGCGCATGTAGATGATGGTGTTTCCCTACATCGGTCAGTACAATCAAACACTTCAGGCGATGTGCGTGAAAGTTAAGCAGAGCTAAGCGAGATTATCTAATGACAACAATTACAACTATCTTCGGGAGTGGTCTAAGTGACGTTGCCCAGCGGCAAGAAAGCTATGACCTATTGCGAAATTTCATCGCTCAGAATCACGATTGGAATGGAGGTCGTGCGCCCGACAGCGACCTGCTGGTCTGCGAGCTCAAAAAGACACTGCAGAAAATCAATGACCAGAATTTTGCCTTTCTTCTTTGTCATTCTGGATACATTCCAGAAGAATACGATCACGACTCCAGTGAAGAGACAATCTATACCAAATTAGTGGAGGCTTTGGTAGAGGAGTGGGCACGGAGAATTGGCTTTAATGAAACGGTGCTCCCTAAGCAGAAGTCTAGCAAGGAAGATGTAACAATTAAGGATGCGGAAAACATCATCGTCTGTGATGCGAAATCCTATCGTCTAGGGCGTAGTCAAAAGGCACCCAACGTCAAGGATGCATTAAAGGAGGGTGATATTTCAAAATGGCTATCTGCATATTGCGCGGATAGTCGTACGCAACTTGGCGGTCTCATTACATTTCCTTCTCAGCACGATTGGTCTGGTGGAAGCGATTTTTACTTGTATCTGACGAAGAAAGAGCTACCAATTGTTTGCCTGTTCTATGAGCACCTTGCCTATGTGCTTCTTTCTGGAGTTACCAAGCAAAAGCTGATTGATCTTTATTGTAATTATGACAATCTCTTTCCTGCTCAACTTAAGAAATCGGATGGAAATAAGGCGAAATATTGGCTCAAGGTGCTGACCCATTTGTTTGGCGATATAACCGAATGGAATAATTTTAAAAGTGTCGCGCAGACGGTAATTCAGGAAAAGGTGTTTCACACCATTCAAGATGTGAAGTGTCACTTGTCTGACATTCGAGATGAAATCAGCAGGGAAATTCCAGTTGATGCCAGTGCGGAGGATCTTAGAGAAATGCTCATTGAAGCTCGGTGTAAACTGAAAACCCTTTCTGTATCGAAACAGCTATCCTGTATTCACAAATTTCGGGATCATTTGGAGTCGTATATAGTCATGCAAGAGGAAGACAAAAACTAATTTACAGGTAAATCGCTTTCAAGTCTGATCTTCGGTGTTGTTCGGTAATCAAGTGCTTAAGGGATCGCAGTGCAACAACAGCCCTTTTAAAGCTATGTTACTCGCGTAGCCTATTGGGGGATTGGATAGATGGTATTAGAGGGAGGCACGTCTCTTCACTCGAAAATCCGGATATCGCTTCCGGACTTCTGTTTCCATCTCTTGAAGAATAGCGGAATCATCGTGCCCAGCTGCGGGAGAAAGACCAGCCAGTAAGCCAACGCCCTGTGCAAAGAGCGCGATTGCCGCATCGCCAGCACTCCAGCCGGCACTTTCCAGTCCATCTGCAAAGCCGCCCGCCACTATAGCGCGAAAGTCTTGAAGTAGGTGCTCTGCGTCGAGTATTGACTTCTTTTGCGAAAATTTTCGAGCCACGAACGCTATGCACGTATTAATCGCTTCCGACGTCATTGCGCGTGGACGAGCTTTACGCTCAATGCTTAGTGGCTGAGCGCTTGTTACTAGCAAACGCGCGCTCCGGAAGGCATGAATGAGCGCCATCCAACCTCCCACAGACGCATGTGCATAGACGAATGTAAGGACTCCATCGTCCGTAAGAACCCTTGCGGCTTCATCCAATGCAATAGCGAGCCGTTCACAGTAATCTTTATGCGCTTCTTTGGCTCCTCCGGATCGGATCTTTGAGGCAACGAGTTCTCGCTGACCAAAGTTGGCCGTTCCTGGTGCAGAAAAGAGATCTGGATCAATACGCTCCAAGAGTATTCGCTTCCAGGAGTAGAAGAAATCGGCTAAGACGTTGTAGTAGATGTTGTCGTAGTAAGGGGGATCGGTGACGATTGCGTCGAATGTTGAGTCCCGGAATGGAAGATTTTGTGCGCAAGCTAAATGGACAGATGCGTTTCCCCGACGAAGTAGGAGCGAATCTACACCGGCAACAATTCGATCAAGTTTGCTCCAGAGGTTGCCTGGCCCATCCAGTAGTG